AACTTCCTGCTATCTGTCCTTGGTATAAAAATAATAGCAGGAAAATAAAAAAAAGTAAAGAGGTGATATGATGCCAACAGCACAGACAAAGGCAACTGAAAAATGGCAGAAGAAAGCCGGATATATGACAAAAGGATTTAAGTTAAAAAGAGAATTAGCTGACGAATTTAAGGAAGCCTGCGAGAAAGCTGGAGTGAGTCAGGCGGCACAGATTTCTAAGATGATGCGTGAGTTTATAGACGAGCAGAAATAAATATTTGAGGTAGATTTTATGAAAGTTGCATATCCGGTTATTTTTACAGATGTCGGTACAAATATTTTGATTGAAGTACCAGATTTAGGTATTCTGACAGAGTCAAATGAGGAAGGTAAAACAAAGGGAAGTATGGCAGATGCAATTACAATGGCAAGAGATGCTATTGTACTGAGCAACAGCGAAGCACAAGAAGCAGGAAAGAAAGTAATACAGCCATCTAAAATGACGGATATAGACATATCCAAAGGTAAATTTTTTCAAGATGGGGTAAGCATTTTATCTTTAGTTGATGCTGAGATAGTATCATAAAAATATTATAAAAGGCGGTCGAAAGACCGTCTTTTTTGAAAAAATAAAATAAATTTTAAAAAAGTATTGACATAGGGGACACCGTATGGTATTATATAATTGTAGCAAGGGAATGGCAGGAAAGGAGATAGAAATGGAGAACGAAGAAATGAACTTAGCGGAATTGTTAAAAGATACAGCAGAGGAAAATCAAACAAGAAAAATCTTAGCAATCTTGGAAGAAAGCAAAGACTTGCAAGAGGCAAAGGAAAAAGTAAAAGCCCTACTTAAAAAGTAGAGCTTACACAAACCAAAACACCGAGGGCAGACCTACAACTTCCTGCTATCTGTCCTTGGTATAAAAATAATAGCAGGAAAATAAAAAAAAGTAAAGAGGTGATATGATGCCAAAGGCACAGACGAAAGCTACAGATAAATGGCAGAAAAAGGTTGGTATAATATCAAAGTCGTTCAAGCTGAAAAAAGAACTGACTGACGAATTTAAGGAAGCCTGTGAGAAAGCGGGAGTGAGTCAGGCAGCACAGATTTCCAAAATGATGCGTGAGTTTATAGATGAGCAGAAATAAAAATAAATTCCCTGTCGGATTCCGACAAAATAATTTTTTCAAAAAGTTGGGAGGCAGGGACACCAATTCTGTGATATAATGCTAATATCGCAAAAATAGAAACAAAGGGAGAGAACGCAGGTTTTCTCTCTTTTTTAATGATTGATTTAAGGAGGTGAGGAGGAGTGAATACGGTTGAACCAATTCGTGATATAAACACGGTGATGGATATTGCTGATTATCTAAAAAGCAAGAATGAAAGAGATTATGTAATGTTTATGTTTGGAATTTATACGGGACTTAGAATATCGGACATACTTAAGTTTCGTGTGCGAGATGTTAAAGGGAAAGATGCGATTTATCTTAGAGAAAAAAAGACAGGGAAAGAAAAACGGTTTCCACTTAATGCTGAACTAAAACCGATTATTGAAGATTATATATCTGACAAGAAAGATTATGAATATCTCTTTAAATCATGCAGGAGTGGTAATAAAGCAATAAGCAGACAGCAGGCATACAAAATACTGTCGGTAGCAGGTAGGAAGTTCAACATTGATAAGGTGGGAACACATACACTCAGAAAAACATTTGGGTATCATATGTACCAGCAGACACACGACGCAGTCACTATAAAAGAGATTTTAAATCATGCAGATATAAGTGTGACATTGAGATACATTGGTATCAATCAGGACAACAAGGACAAAGCGATAAAAGGTTTATCGTTTAGAAAGAGTGGAGAGCATAAGGCTCTCTATTGATGTTAAATCTAAAAATTGGCATAAGATTTATTTTTTCATGTGCTAGTTGTCATATTGTGGCTATGTAATCTTAGATGAATATTTTTTTCTG